GCTCCACGCCATGTGAGGGACAGGGCCGGAGAATCCAGCATTGGAAACGGCGGACGGCACCCCGGCTAGTTCGTAGGAATTGCTAGTGTCACTCCAGCGAAACAGTGCGCCGCCAGAGTTTCCAAAAATTATTGGGGCTGTCGTAAGGACATAACGATGCCCCTTCCACAGTCCGTCGTTGTAGCCCACCGTTCCATCAGTGCTAAAAGGCGGGAATCCAAGCCCCGCTCCTACGGCGTAAACCTTTTCAAACTGGTGCAGTTTGTCTCCGCGAGGCATTAAATTTGCCACGTTTTCAATAAACCGCTCGGTATCAATTAGCCGGAGCACAGCGAGATCGGCGTTGGCATCGTAGGCGATGATTTCAGCCCGACGCCCTGTTTTGCCTACGAGGACCGAGTAATCGTTATACGTGAACCAGAACGCCTCGACCAAATCCCTGGTTTCTGTTTTGATTTCTTTCTTTGTCTGGGGGTTCCATTCTTCCTTGATGTGGATCGAGCGACGAACAACGTGCTGGTTAGTTAGAATATAGGTGTGAATTTCGGTTTCACCATCAACATCGACTTCGCCGCTAAAAATGACAGTGCCAGAGCCGGAGCCAATCCCAGCCGACAGCAGGACAGTTGTGTAAAGCATCTGGTGGTGCTTAATCTTATAGTCTACAGGCTCCCCGGCCAAGAGAGCGGGAATACAAAGAAGAATAAAAAACAATGTCCCAAGTAAGATACGCATCTCAACTACTCCGATGGTTATAAAGCCATTACGTCTCTATCGCTGTTCAAGCTCCCTACCACAATATCGAACACTTCTTCGGTACTTTTTCCTGCTCTCAAAAGACAAGAACTACAGCCTCCACAAGGAGTGCAATGAACCTCGGTTTCACCAGGGAAAATCTCCATATCTGGGTGGTGACACGACCACGCTATTTCCAGAAGCTCTGGCGGCATCTTCGCCATGGTCTCAGCTTTTCTGGCAGTGATTGGGCCTTCGTAAATAGGTGCCTCTCGACCCTTAAATGGTTTCCCTTCGGGACACATACCGCAACCGTTGTGCCAAACATTATCGATATAGTTCTGGTTCCAACTTCCATTATTTAATCCGAACATCACAGTAAGTTCCTCTTCCTCGATGGCCCACCCGGTCCATATTCGAGTGATCCCAGAAATGTTCATTGCTACGGAAACTGTCAGCGGGGCCATTAGAACATAATCAAACAAGTATCCGGGGTTCTCACCAAGGGAGAGGCTGTTGGTTGTCCATGACGTGGGTTCAAGGCCTTGGTCTTTGAGCCACTGGCGGATGTCCTCACAGGCCTTCCTTTCTGCATGGAACCGCCCGCTGCTGTCTATAAAATCCACATGATGAACGTGGACTTCATGGTCAACATTGGTCAACGCCCAATAAAGGAGGTAAGCACTGTCGATTCCACCTGAGAAATTGATCAGGGCTTTCATCAATTGTCCTCCGACCCGTTGACCGTGCCCTTAGTGCTATAGGTAACATTTGAGACACCATCAACGGCTGAACCACCGGCACCACCGCTGCCAGTCGAACCATTGGAACCACCGGTGCATCCCCCGCTGGCCTCCTCAGTCCTGCTACCGTTGCCGCCACTGGAACCAGCAGCGCCTTTGTCTCCACCGGTTCCACCGGTGCCGCCAGTGGCCCCGTATCCCCCGGTGGCACCACAGTCACTGACACCGCCGCCGCCGCCCTGATAACACGTTCCTGATTGCGAGCCACCACTACTACCACTGCCAGCGCCACCGTTTCCATAGCCCGCGCCGCCAGAGCCGCCAGTACCTGTTTTCGTGGTGGCAAGGGTATGGCAAGGCGAACTGGCACCGTTAACGGTCCACGTCGCGCCGCCACCGCCGCCACCGCCGCCGCCGTTTATCTCACCATTGTTGATGATGGTTGTCGGGGTGCGAGTATAGAGGGCCGTACCTCCCGCCGAACCACTAGATTGGGCACCGCCACCATCGCCACCTCTGCCGTTGAGTTCGCCTGACGAATCGATGGTCAAAGTTATGGCGCTGCTAGATGGCATGGTACCTAAATTCATACCCGGATTACTCGTAGTCGTAGACCCTATTTGGACACTTCCATTGATGGTGATGGTCACGATAACGGGAGCCACACCGCCCCAACCCAAGGCCGTCAACTCGGTGTCAAGAACCCATTCGTCCTCGCTGGAACCCAGCGTGAAGTTGAAATACTCGACGGGGTCTACCGAACCGACCATCCCAACTGTCATCATGGGCAGCATCAGACATCCACCGCCGTTGCCATTGTCATATTGAGCAGGAGACTGTGAAGTCGGGCGTCTACAGCGAGTGTGTCAGACCCATCAGCCGCCTTACGATAGACCCGGAAAATAACATGGTCATTGGTTGCCGGTGATCCTGCTGGAGTAAGTCCGCTGGTCGCGGAGGAAGAAAAGAGATCGTCAGTAGTACCACCGGTATCGGTAACTTCGACAGCCGTACCAAACGCTGCGTCTAGCGCGTCACTGTTGCCGAAAGCAACGGCCTGGATACCCCAGATCACATCGAAGTTCGTAGCAGTGGATGGATGAGACCAATTGAAAATCGCTGTCAAAGTTGAGCTTTCATTCCAGCTTGACGGCATAGGAATTTGGAACTGTACATATTCCTGTGTGCTGGCATCGAAGTCCCAAGTCTTAATCATGACTTTATTCGATGAGGTCTCGCTGGACCCCGCCGAGGCACCATTCGTGGTCACGGTATACATGCCTGTGGATGGGACCGGAACGGAATGGATGCCGATGGAGGTATCACCTTCGGCCAACACATCGGTCCCGATTACCAAACCAAGATTGGTGCGTGCCCCACTAGCCGTGCCCGACCCTGTACCACCGTCGGTAAGCGGCACATCGGTACCACCGGCCCGATAGACGATATTGCCTTCGATGTTCATATCCCCGGAACTGGCTCTTGTCAGTGTCGTGTCGCTGGCATGACCAAGCTCGATTCCGGTAAACTGAGGACTGTCTCCCGTACCGACACCGATTGAGGTCCGTAAGGTCGCCCCGCTCTCGGCGACAGGATCAGTTGTACCATCCCCGACAACCATCTCACCGTCGGCAAGCACGGCCATGGCTGTGATGGCTCCTGTGCCTGAACCAAGGAGAAGACCGCCATCGGTCAGAGTTGAAACTCCAGTACCGCCGTCAGCAACCACCAAATCAGTGATGCCGGTAACCGTACCACCCGTAATATTGATGTTATTGAAAGCGTTGATGACGTTGGTACCATTGTGATAGAGGCACATATACGCACCGTTGGGCACCGTGATACCTGTACCCGTCGCTCCAATAATCGTGACGCTTTGCGATCCTGTCGTGCCGTTATAGACAAAATAGAGCTTGGACGAGGTTGGCACCACCATCTCTCGTGTGGCACTCAGCGTTGCGCCGCCACTGAGGTTAAGGAACATATGGCGAGCTTCATCATCCGATCCGTTCGCCGTGGTCAGGGTGTCGTTCGCATCGGAAGCAAAGGCCACGGTGGTAGTGCCGGAGATCGCCGATTCCCAGAGGTCATATTGGGTGTTGGTCGTTGTCCCCCAGGTACCGCTCTGCTCACCTGTGGTGATCTTCTCGATACGAAGTTCTGCTGTATGTGTGCTTGCCATGGTCCTCCTCCTAAGCCGCTATGTCACCCCATTCAGGGGTTTGAGAGGTGTCGATCTCGCCCCATTCAGGGGTTTGAGAGGTGTCGATCTCGCCCCAAACTAATTCCTCTCCTACGCTGCCTGACGCCGAAACCCCGGTGACTTCTACAGTGACAAGAATAGAGACGGTTACACTACCAATCGTTCCTGTACTCGTCAGACCCGTGACCGATACGTCGGCACCAACAGTTGTTGTGACCGACCCTCCAACACCAACGGCGCTCAGGCCCGTGACCGATAGGACTTGGTCGGTGATAACCGTCTCGTCACCAACCGCCCCAACCCCGGTAAGGCCAGTGACGGTGGTGTTGGCAGCGGCGGCGACTGAGACAGTGCCCTCAACACCAGTGGCTGACAGCCCAGTGACTGATAGGATTTGATCAGTGACAATAGATGGGGTGCCTATTGCGCCAACAGCGGCTACCCCAGTGGCGGCGGCATATAAAGTTCGGTCAACAGTGACCGAGCCTTCCGCACCTATACCAACAGGGCCAGTGACGGCCACTATTGCTTCGGCAATAGTAGAGACGGTGCCAACAGCACCAGTGGCAGCGGGGCCAGTGACTGGGACAGAGAGAACAAGATCAACCGTCTCGTCACCAACCACACCCACACCAGCCAAGCCGGTGACGGCGGTGATGGCTGCGGCGGCGACGGTCTCCTCACCAACAGCACCAACACCAGCTAACCCGGTGACGGCGGTGATGGATGCTGCAACAGTCGAGACGGTGCCGACAGCCCCTGTCGCGGCAGGGCCGGTGACTGATAGGATTTGATCAGTGGCGACGGTGACGCTGCTAATAGCGCCGACACCAGCTACACCAGTGACCTCGACAGTAGTCTCCCCGGCGGTCAGCTTTGTTGAGTAGCCTACCCGTGAATATGCTGAACCTGAATACATTACGACACCATCCGGGTTGAGGGACCGCTTCCCATCAAGACCCTTCCTTGCCGAGCGGCCTCATATTCACAACAGGTAACACAATCTCCACATTCGCTAAAGGTGGTGCCGGTAACAATAGGAGTCTCACAGCCCCAGGCGGCGTCGGCCACGCGAGGATCGACGTATTCAAACATTTCAGCCTTTGTCATCTTGGCCGTGGGACACTCGACCTGTGGCATTTCCCGACCCCTGTATCGAAGCCCCTCACGAATAATACTGAACAAGGCAATATCGCGCTGGCCCCATTCGCCCTCCTCGGCGCACCAGCCAATTATTAGCCGCGTGTACTGTGGCTTGGCGATAAGAATGTTTGTGGTTATCGAGACCAGCGCGATCATGTTGTCTGTCTCGTCGCCAAGCGCACGGAGATTAATTTTCGATGACCAGAAACATAGACCCGCCGTCAGGTCATCCTGTACGGCGTCGATGATCTTAACGACGGCGCTCCTCTCAGGAACGTGGCCCAGATTGGTTCGCTCAAGTATCATGTGATACGCGCAAATCTCACGCCCAGCCCTGATCTCATGGGTTAGCGCCGCCGCGCTGTCGATGCCGCCGCTTAAAAGAACCAAGGCGGTCATGGGATTGTCCTTGGAGAACCGTAGAGATCGTAATGTTCGCCCTTGCGTAGTGCCGCTTTCTGCTTACACCAGACGCAGCCGCCACACTCCTCGAAACCATCACCCACCTCAACCGGCGTTCGACAACCCCAGACCAACGCGGCGAGTTCTTCGCCGACGTACTTATACTGCTCAATCTTCCCCATAGATGCCAGAGGTAAGAACAACTCGATCCCGTCTCGCGTACTGTCGCGTAGGTAGCCGGTAATGGATTCAAGAAGCCATCGGATTGACGACTCAAACTCCTTTGTTGGAGCCAAGTCTTCGGCACACCAGCCGACGCAAATCCGCATAACGTCAACGAGTTCATCGGCCAGCATCGCGGCGATCCCGTAGTGAGGAATCCCCTCCACGTTTGGCCCATGGATCATGCCCCGAACATCGAGGGTCGCCGTGTGGAACGTGAACGGCCTCTCGTTAGTTTCAAGCCAGACCCGGCATTTCTTCACGGCAAGGTTCTCAGCTTCCCATCGCCCTGCGTCCGTTTTCGACTCGATATAGAGAACGTGAACTGGCTCGTCGAGTTCGCGGAGGCAGTGAAGCAAAGCCGCCGTGCTATCTACACCACCAGACCAGAGGACCAGGGTACTCATGGCTCGTTGAACCCGGAGCGCCCGAGAATATAGACAGCCGGATCGTAGACGCCCCACGGGATGGTCTGGAGCGCCGCCCACGCCGCCATCCTGTTCGGAGCGTCGCGGATCGCCTTCTTGCCTTCGAGCCGGAGCCGCCGAAGATGGGCGAGGCCGTGCATGACACGCTGACGCTTGTTAATCACCACGGTCGCGGCCTCGCGCAGGGTCACGACAGGGAGGTCGGAACTCGGATTCACTGTGATCCCGATGTCGGCTTCGAGATGCGGATATTCGCCCTCAAGGAACTGGTCGGTCGGCGCTCGATCTCGAACGGCGAGAGCCTCCTCGTGGACCATAGCCATCTCCAGGGCGTGGCCGGGCCGGACGTGCATGATCTGGTGACGGAGTTCCTCAGCGCTCTCGTCGACCAAGTCGAACATGATCGCCTTCGCGTTGGATCGGAAGGCCAACGCGAAGGTCTCGACCGTTCGCTCCGGCTCTGACGTGAACGTGGCGCTTTTGTAGTCAAAGAGCCGAGGCTCCGGGTTCTCCGGGCGGACCGTCACTATCGGGCGCAGGGCGAGGGAGCCGTCCGGGTGACGTCTGACATTGTCGAGAACCCCCTTCTTGTAGACCTCCGCGACGTGGTTCCCTGCCGAGTCCACTCTGGAATATCTCATGAGATAGCTCCGCTGACTGTTCCGCCGGTAATGGTACATGACCCGGAGCCGGTGAGATTGCAAGCCTTCCCGGCTCCACCGCCGCCGCCGCCAGAGCCGGGGCCGCTGCCGCCTGTTCCGCTATTCCCTGCCGATCCGAGACCGCCGCCACGGCCCCCGTCGCCGGGGTCAGCGGCACAACAGCCGCATGTTGCGACCTGCCCGGTTCCGCCGCTGCCACCGGATTCATCCGACCCGCCAGAGCCAGAAAGGTTACCGGAGCCGCCGGACGAATTTGTATAGCCCGCCCCGCCGCCACCGCCGCCGCCTGGAGTGGTACAGCTACAAGCCGACTCGCCTCCTTGCGAGCAGCTTCCACTATCGCCCGATCCGCCGCCGCCACCGCCGCCGCCGACCGTGCCGTTCGCGTTGTCGATGAAGGTCGGGACGTCGGTCTGGATAGCGTGGCCCGCGCTCGACCCTGACCCGTTGCTCGCTGCCGCGCCATTGCCGCCCTTGCCGTAGATTTTGCCGTCGTTGATTCCGTGACAGATGCTCCCGGTCGGGAGGCTTATGGTGTGTCCGGGCGTTCCGGTTGAGGTCGCCCCGAGGCGAGCGCCCGAGAGGACGTGGAAGTGGGCCTCGATGGGGCCGACGCCATCCCATGCCGTCGCCGCCGCGAGATCGGTCGCGAGGTCGTTGTTCGTGTTGTCGCCGCTGTACTCGATGCCGTAGACCGGGAGGCCCTGCGACCCGAACCCGACGAGGTGTGTGAGCCTAAACATCGTTGGCCGCATTTACGGTGTAGTACAGCATGACGCCCATCAGAATCGCGTCAGCCGTATGACCGTCACCGCCATCAGACACGTCGCGGAACACGTCAAATATCTGATGCTCTCCTGCTGCCGGTGACCCGGCAATAGTGACATCACCGCTCTCCGGTGCTTGGTATCTGGTTTCGATAGCAGCCCCGGTATCGGTGGTGACGACAGGAGTGCCGTGAGCCACGTCAATAGTGCCAGCGTTGGCAATCGATACCGACTGCATCGCCCAAGCAACTGTATAGGTGGACCCGGCCAAAACACACCAGTCAGGCACGAAGTTGACCACCCCCAAGTCCCAACTAGGCGGAAAACTCCAGCCAAATTGGACATGCTCGTCTGCATCCTTGTCGAAGGCAAACCCGATAATATCGGGCCGACCTGCCGTCGTTTCGGTGGCGAGCAGGGAAGCAGCCCCGTTGCTCACCGTAGGACGCATCCCTGTCGCGGGAATATAGATCGCGTGGCGTCCACGCCCCAGCGCGTCGAGGGCGTTTTGTGCGTGGGCTAGAACACCGGGAAGGACGCAAGCAATTGTCGTGGCCCCGGTCCAGTTAACAGCAGCATCCCCATTGGAACTGGCAAGGATGGTGGTGCGAGCCAGAGTGTCGGGTGTGGCATCGGTGACGGTTCCGATACCGACTTCCCAGTCAGAATCGTCGTCGGCCTCTGCTCTGTAGTGGCACGTATTCCCCGTGGCAATCCCAGCCACGAACGTCTGCATGTTTGCCGTGGCCCCGTCGAGGTCATACGTCCCCGTCCCCGTCGTGGTAGAGGTTTCCTCAACTCGATCTGCAATAACCAAGGCCATCGACAGCCACCCCCCTACTACGCCGTGATGCGAATGATTGCGTTACTCGCATCGGCAGCAGGGAAGACAACGGTAAAGTCACCCGCTGTCGAGGTCTTGTCACCACCGAAGTCCAAGATCAGGACCGAGGCATCGGGCTTAGCATGATCTTCATTATAGATCATCGCTCCACGTGCCGTGATCGTGGCAGTTGACCACGTTTCGTCGGCGAAATCGGTCAGAGCCGTGGTACCCGAGGTGGTCGGCGTGACATTGGTCAAGGACTGCCCCTTGGCCGAATAGCCGCTGCCGGAAACCTCATTGGTCGCCGTGTACGCCGTGGTGGAGGCGCTCAGGGTGGCTGAACTGGTGTAGAGGGACATTTTCATGTCATCTTGCCCGTTAGTGAAATTGTGTCCACCAACGAGAAGTTCCTGCTTGAAACTGGTACACATCGCCTGTGAAATGGCCATTATTTGGTATCCTTTACTTGCTCAGTGATTTCCGCCAACATAGTTGTTTTCGCGCTCAACATTGCTTGGCGCATATAGAACACGAGTATCCTGCGTAGGTCGTCACGATATGCTAAGGCTTGCGCCTTGATTGGTTCTGGAAGGTTTTCACCGACACGAATAATCTTGTCGAGAGCTAATTCTGCCAGAGCTTCAGGAGAATGTCCCTGGTTTTCCGTGGTGATCACAGAGACAGAACCCATCTCAAGTCCTACTGAATCGGGAAACACTTGCGACATTATTGCACCGGCATCCTCACTTGCCCTGATCGATAACTATCTTGACGGTTCTTACCGTCACCCAACTGCTTGAGCTTGACCAAGGCCTCTTTGAACTTAGTGTCGTATAGCTCAATAAGATCGGGTTCCCCCTTCATGAATGTATAGGCCTCAACGAGACATGCGTAAAGCAACACGGCCTCGTTTTCGTCCCCCAGCCACGTGTTTGTTGCCGTGACAATACTCTCTGGCATGAAGAAATAGTGGATGGTCGATGCCAGAGAGGCGGCGGGTGTGGGGCCGAGCAAGAACGTATCCTCATCCCAAAGAGCATAGAAGCGAGGCTCTCCCTCCGTCGCCGGATCGGGAAACGCCTCACGAATGAAGTTCACATCCTTGTTTATCAGTGTCCTGTATTCACCTCCGCTCTGAACCACAGCGAGAGAAAACACTGAAATGAAATCAGTCGGCGTCGAAAGGAACCGATTAGATGCGGTCAAGGTTCCAGACTGAGACTTCCGCAGCATGGGCAACTGCACCATGTGATAGATACGGTCCTCAGCCTGTTTTACAAACGTCGGCAGTTCAGCGACGAAGGTCGCCTCCGAATTCTGCGTGTACGTCTGGATCGACGCTATAAGTTCAGCATAGGTCATGATCAGACCGAGAAATTACCGCCCCGAGGGTTCGCCAGACCCAGGCCCCTACCTGTAATCCGGGTCTTATTTGTGGGTCTGAGGAAACCACCGCGAGCGTAACCCACCGGCGCTTTCGTGACCTTACTCTCCTTCGATTTCCTTTGGAACCCACCGGCAGAGTACCCCTGCATGGGCTTCTTTGACTTTGACTTTGGCATAACCGTTCTCCTAAGTGGTCGTGATTTTGACAGTGCCGACAATTGTTGCCATCGACATGGAAGTATGGCCGACAGGCTCCCAACTGAACAGGCTCTGGCTTTCATCCTGAGCCAGATCAGGCCGTGGATTAAACAACGTCTGAGGGTCGCGTATCTTGAACCTGCCAAGCTCCAATTGAGGATGATCAGGATCAAGACAGGGGTCACAAACCAGCAACCCATTTGGAACCTTGTTAACTACCTCCGGCTTCAGTTCATTCAATTGATAGCGAAAGCCACATCGATCGCAAAAACCAAAGGCATATGTTCCCGCTGCGAACTCCCCACTCATATCTTCACTTCCACAAAGGACGACATGGGCGCGATGATCAGGGAAGCCTTGTTACGATCCTCAGCCGCAGCCAACTCGTAAGCCTCGTCGTAAAGACCTTTGAGCAGTGAGACGCGGCTCTCAAGCTCAGGGCGCTTCAGGGCGACATTAAACGCCAGACCAGCGACCAGGGCTGGAAGGAACCTCTCCGGCACGTCGTTGTTGTTGGTGTTCGTACCCACGTCCTCGATCCGGCGCACATACCAGTAGACGAAAGTCTGGGTGGCGTCATCGGGTTCAGGATGGAGGGTGACGGTCGGCCTCAATTGACGATCGACGTACATCGCCGTGGGCCGTGACGAGGTATTCTTGTTGGATGTCTGGGCGTAACTGGTAACCGAGAGCCGAGTCAGATTGAAGTCAGTCTGATCATCATCCGAACCGTCTCGAATAACTGCATCGAGGACATCGATACAATCATCAGCCAAGGTATAGGTTTTAGTACCCGCCACCAGAGTCACGGTCGCTTCCGTGACCGTCCAGAGATTAAGACCTCGATTTACCCAATCAAGCATCATGAGTTCGATGGAGATGCGAGCGCTCCGCAAATCCCAGCCGGTTCTCATCTCAGTCCCGGCTCGCTCATAGGCCTCCTCACAGACCTCAAGGATATCCAGCTTGAAATTTGCCGTTCCCGATGTCGTTGGTGCAGCCATCAAGTGTTCCTTCTTAGCCTTGAACGATTGGCCTTACGTGACACCACACGAGTATTGCCCGGTGAATTGTCACGCGGGTTATTGTTCACGTGATCGATCTCCTTGCCGTCGCCTCGTACCACACTGCCCGTGCTCAGAGCGTCTAATCGTGCTTTATTACGAGCAGCCCGACGTTTCTTCTGCTTAGGCATACCATGATAAGCATCATACTCCTCCCTATAGTCGCGTGCTCTCTTCATGCCAGGAAGGTCCAACCAAGCCACACGGTACCGGCTGCGGTTGCTGCCGTGTTGTCCACGTCGGCCCAGGCGTCGGCAAAATTGAGATGAACCGTGTGGGCGTCAGCCGCCTCGACAACCAAAGTTGTCTGGACCGTCTTGACCTCTGCCGTACCTGCCACATCATTGAAGGTCTGGCCGGTCATAATATCTTCGAAGGTCGCCGTCCCACTCAACACCGACACGCTCCCGCTGGCAATTACCGAACCAAGTCCTCCATCGGGTGTATCAGTGGTCGGTGTACCGCTGGTCAACGTAAGCCCAACACTGATAGAGGCCATATTGACTACCAGAGCACCAGCCGGGAACGTATAAATCAAGGCTCCATCAGCCAAGGATGCGTTGTCACCAATGGTGTAGGCCACACCCGTCAACGTCAAGACAGTGGTATGATGCTGACCGTTGCCATATTCCACTGCCGTCACTCCGGTGCCAGCAGTACCCACATTCACCGTAGTGGTCGTATCACCTGTAGTGCCAAGCGTGGTCACGGTAGCTGCGGCAGGAGTTGTTCCACCAAGCACCACGTTGTCGGCGAAAGCCCCGGAGAGACCTCTTCCAGATATCGACATATTACGCCCTCCCCGCCTGAATCACTCTGCCGTTAACACTACCTGACGAGTGTGCCGTAAGGGCCAATCGAACTGCGGCTGGCGGTGATGTGTAATTACCATCGGAACTGCCGGTCTGACCAGTGATGGTGTCGTGAGTGAGAACCACAGCATCATTCTCTGCGAACCCACTGGCCAAGATATTGCTGAAGGTATGCTGCATAGCGTAGGTAAGGCTCGCGCCAGACGATATATCGCAGCCAATACCAACATTAAAATCTGGCCCACGATAGTTAAGAAGAAGCCAACCGCTTTCACATAGCCCATCAACACCACTCTCGACGGCACCGGCTGACGTTCCGCTCGATGCGATGCGATCCACCCACGAAAAGTTCTGATCCTGCGTGGTACTGGTCCCAGCGCTGGCCCCGGTAATGGCGTCGGTTACCTCGTTGCCGTAGCGGTCCTCGCCATAGACCGTATAGGTGTCACCTGTATCATTGCCCGCCGAATACTGAGCCACATGTTGTGGCGTACTGAACGAGACGTAACCGTTGACACCCACCTCAACATTGCCGTCTACGGCAGCGGACGAGGTGATTGATGCCACATGGTAAAACTTGGTGGACCCCAAGACAATCAGACCGCTATCCGGCCCCGTGATCGTTTCAGTGATCCGGTTACCATTCCCATCTTCCCCCACTACAGCAAAGGTGATGCCAGTGTTGTCAGCGGAGGCTGCAAAGATCAGAACATAGATGCCCCTGCGGGTATGAAAATCGATACCAAGGGCACCATTGAGGGAAAGGGCGGCAGATTCTGACGTGGTCTGGGCCGCACAGATACCATTTCGATCGTAACCGGCAGACAGAGCGCCATTGATCAGGAAATCCAGCCGTGTCGCAAGCAGGGTCTCAGTCGTCGAAATTCCGTTTCGATCTAGGGCTGACGGCGCGAGAGTAATGACCTTTGGTTGGGGCATCTTTATGTCCTCTCAGAAGTTGGGGGTTATTTCTTCTTGGGGGATACCTTGGTAGTTGGCTTCACCTTGGCCCCCTTCTTTTTGAAGGCGGGCATTTTGACGGTGCCGTTGTTCAGGCTGCGAAGCCAAATGGTGGCATGTTCACGGCCAGCAGGAAATTTCTTGACGATGTTTTCCTCGTCAGGACCACCGATAAGCTCGACGGCCCAAACCCCTTTGGACTTACTCAAATTGCTGTGCATTGGATCAACGCTCCTTGACCACCAATATATAGTCCACGTCGGTGGTTTCTGCACCGGCGGCACCATTCAGGTACCCGAAGCCAACCGCCATTTCGGCGGCGGGAACAGTGATGCTGGTCATACTGTCGACCAAGACATCGTTGGCGTAGCACGCGATGGTCGTTGCGCCGTCGTAGTAGACCGCCAGGGTGATGAAGGTGTCATCGGCGAGGGTCGCCAACGAATCGCTATCGCTGTCGGTAGTATCGTTGTCGCTATTGAAGAAAACACTGGCGCTGGCATCTTCGGTGATGAATGCGAACCGCATGGTGGCATCCAGTGGCGTG